GTGTACGTCTCAGTCAACCCGTACTTATCTCCGACTAACTGCTGACGGAGATTAACCACCGACACACCACTATCAAGTGTTGAAGGACAGAATTTCTTATACAAGCTATCGTAATAGTATAGGTTGTATTGGTTTTGATCACCATCTTTTGCTATCCAAAACTCGATATGTGTTGAATGAGGGTCAGCGTTTAACTCGTCAAGTGTACCATTGAAAGGCTCAATAAATGTATTGCACGAATACACAATATTGTAAGCCGTGATATACGACTCAACGAGTTGCTCTGCTCGCTGACGGGTCTCATTGTCTGCTGTTGTCTTATCATCAGCAGGGAGGTCAGCATAGTCTAAGTCCCAACAATTCTCCCAAGAGAGCTCAGAGACTTGGTACTGATACGCTTCCTCCTCCGCATTGTAGCGAATGCGTCGTTTATCCCAAGGGACTTGAAAGAGTGTCAAGCGTGGCGAGTTATCAGAACCTTCGATAGATAAGAGATCGGGGAATAAGTCCTTGTCATATCCAAATGTAGCTGCGTCGCCCTTATCTGGACCGAGTGTGAATAGTCCCACGAACTTGTATGTAACAGTACCGTCTTCTGCTGTCTGTTTCTCGAAACCACAGAATGTCTCTTGATAGATTGAAACTCGGGCTTCGCTATCCTGCTCAATACCCTCATTTGTTAAGCCTACAGCTTTCCATAGGTCGGTGAAGGAGTTAACGCTGCCCATCTTGTGAAACTGCATTGAAGACGCAATATTCTTCTTCGCTGTCAGCTTAGAGATTTTAGGCAAGTTCTTGAATAACTCAAACTTTTTCTGTGTAGTCTGACCATCCTCATATATGATAGTTGTGTCTTTCGCAACCTTTGCCTTCCAGTTCCATAGGTAGTAAAGCATAGAAGATGTACCTTGACCTTGTAATTGAAGATTGGTAATCGTCAAGCGGTTAAGATTTGTGTTACCGTCTTTCGGATATATCTCAAGCGTACCTTTAGGCTTGTATGACTTACCATATTCGTAGGCAGGAAGTGGCTTATCAAAAGTAAACACATTGACCTTTCCACGGACCTTGTCAAAGTCGACTGTGGTACCGAGGGTATCATAGATGTCATTATCCAATTTCTCGGCACTCTTTTCACCAACAGTTGAGAGAGCATTGATATAATCTTGATGAACATTAGCAGCGTCCATTGCGCTGTCGTATATACGGATAGAATAGAGGTCAACATCTGCCTTATCAGAACCTATGACGATACCTCCCCCTGAACCTATCTGCATAGAGTCGGTAAGCAAGTAAGCGAACTTACGAGCTTCGACACCATCAATGTAGAGGTAGACGAGGTTAAGGTAATAGGTATTCCCATTGAGTACGTAGGTGTACTTCTTAGGACTAATCACGAGTGCCAGGCGAATACGCACACCATCATCCGTGCTCATAGCTTGCACATCAGGATTACGCTCGCTACGGGTTGCGAACATAATAGAAGACGGCTTAACTTTCAATCCGATATAACCCTTCTGATAAGGCATAGCGATAGATATACACTCTGTATCGTAATCAGAGGTATTGTTAATCTGATAATCTATCTCGATAGTCTTACCGCTTTGTGCTGCCTCCTTGGCGAATGGCTTGTAATCAATAGTCAATCGAGAACCAGCGAGCAAGCGCAATGTGCGTGCGCCTTCATCGTCCGTTACCCAACCGTCACGAGAGAAAGCCACGTTCTGCCACTCAGAACCGATATGCTCGGTATTGATGAGATTGCGGAGGACATTGCGATCGGTGTCGGTGTTGTTTCTATTCTTTGCATTGAGATAGAACACCGCTCCTGCTGTAGCAGAGTAACCTTGTGAGTTATCCACAGGGAAAGGAATAGCGTCACGTAGTCGCACCTCATCTGTTGGGTGAGTACGGAAACCGATTAACGCAGTAAAGTCTGAGTTATCAATCGTCTCGACTTCAAGCGAAAGCGTGTATTGCATCTTGGTTTGTGTCAGCGTATTCTCTGAGACATTCTCTTGAAGCACCTCGTTATCCTTCTTCATCAAGATTGACAGAGGTGTCGTTACTGCCTTGCCGTCATAAACAGCGTATTCAAGCACTTTGTTCTCGTACCAGTTAAGCAGTTTCTCTGCCTTATTGTTCACGACAACCATCTTCACAGCCTCGTTATTAGCGACCGCCATAAAGTCATAGCCTACTGGAGTAGTCTGGACAGTGTTGTCTTCATTCGATAGCCAAGCAGAGAGATGGAAAAGACCTGTCTTGTTCGTGAATGGAACGGTATAGGCAACAGGCGAAGACGTGTAAGTTGCAGTACCGAACTGACGCTCATACGTCTGCTCATAACCTTCACCTGTAATCTTAACATGCAAGGTCTTCGAGATATTACCACTGATGTAGCAAGGTAATACAATATCACCTTGGTATGCCTTCCACCAGTTGAACTCAGAGATAGAAAGGAATAGCGCAGACAGCGTAATCGAATACACTAACGCAGGGGAGGTTTGACCAGTAACCTCACCTGTAATCTTCACCATGATGTTATTTTGTCCGCTCTCGAGGAACTTGAATACATCGACTGTTGTAATGGTATTCGACTGACAGCGACCACGAGCCTTACTGACGAACGTTCCATCACCAGCCTTAGCGAAGATTTCGTACGTTCCCCACTCACCGCTATCAATATAATCCGCCTGTCCGACATCCTTAGTGCGTGATACGAACATAAAGCGTATTTGGCACTCACCTGCTGACTTAGAAGCTGATAGTGTTGTCGATGGCGACTGATTGACAGCACGGAGATAATAGAGGATGGTCTGTTGCTGGCCACCACCACCTTGCCCAATATTAAGTTCAGACAGTTTCATTGGCACCCATTGGTCGCCGTTCCATACGAGTACACACGTCTCAGACGTGAGTTCGTCTGTCTCGCTATTCACGTTTGAGAGTTGCCCAAGCGTAGGGCGGTTCTTTGCAATCGTCTTCTTCACACGTTCCTCCTCAGAGTTCTGTGCATCGATTAACTCGTTGACCTTTTCGGGCAACTTGTTAAACTCATCTGCGGTCAACCGACCGCCTGTCTGTTTATGTTCTAAGTAGAGTTTTTCTATCGCCATGATTATGATAGCTTGAATGGGAATGTATATGTAAAACCATTGTTACCCTCTATATCGACACCGTGCGCAAGAGATAGCGCATGACAAATGATGTCTTGAAGAAGTTTAGGGTGAGATGATGAATAACTCTCACCCGTATTGTCTTCGATGCCACGGATAGAAGCTTGTACGAAGCGGTTATCTTTCGTACGGCTTTCTGTGATATATACCTTGATGTGCTTCATCAAACACGCTTATTTTCTTCTATTGAAAATCTTGAAAAGGAAGCCTTTTATACTTGGCTTAAACTTTAGTCCAAAAACAACAATAGACAATACAAGCAAGCCCATTATAATTTGCCACCATCTGAATGGCTCAGCTATCTGTACCTGCTCAACGTGCTTATCTTTATGTTTTTTGTTTTCAGTGAAGTTAACCTTCGTGTTTGTCTGCTTGTTAACCGTGCTATCTTTTTTCTCTGACAGCCCTCTTTTTTCGTTTCTGCGGCTTTCAATCCGTTCTTTAATCGATTTCAAACCACGATTAATTATGATGCTGCCGTCGGCTTTATATTCAACCATTGGCACTTTGCTCCCGACATTTGTGTCGGTAGCAGAACTATCCTCCAGGCACGGGACTTCAAAAACGAACTCACGTATGACACTTGTTAGTTCGTCGATGTTAGTTGTGTCGATGAGCGATATATGCTTTTCGTTTCGTTCCGTTGTCACCTGCTCACTATTATACGTTTGCTTGATGCTTTCAATTGCAATTGACTTCTTAGTCCGACAGCCAACGCACATCGTTATAATGGCGAAAATTAACAGTTTACACGATGTATTTATAACTCTATTCATACCTCTTCCGATTTAGGTGAGGGAGTCTTTCTCCCTCACTTTGTTACACTTTAAGTTTAAAACACTGTCTTCTCTGCCGTCCATCGCTATTCTTGTAGGCAACATGTACCCATCGAGAAGTCTTACTTCTTTCCACGATAATTTGATCGTAGGAGTACCCCATCTTGGAGAACTCGTTAGCCATGAAGCGTTCAAACTCTGCCTGCTTACCATTGACAGGCTGTAAGTCAGCAGCGTAGCCCTCTACATGTGCAGAGTTTTTTACACCTCCTATAGCCTTGTTCAGTTCTGGTGAGCGGTAGCCACTTGTCACACGGATAGCAGGATTCTCGATTTTGTGACGCTCACAATATTTACCCCATTCAGAACGAATAGCCTCTAAAAGAGTTATCGTCTCGGTAAGGTGAACTCTCACAATAGTAGGAGGGTTATTGTTTATCTTTAATTGTTCAGCGGTGCTGGATTGTACCAGCTCCGCTATTGAGAAATTTGCCATAACTTTTAATCAAACTTTGGTTTATCATCATCTATATTCACGTGCGAACTCTTAAGATACTCACTAAGGAACGGCACTTTGTCTATCGCTTTCAGAGTCAAAACGTAATAGACAAATCCAGCAATCTTCCACATTGTTGTATTTTCAATCAACATCATCCTCCAGTTGCGGACGATATTCGTCGAATAGAACCAGATAGCTACCCCACACAATGCTTTCACAACTCCGAGCGTCTCTTCGCCAGCATGAAGGAAGTATCCTGTAACGAAGATAGAAGCGGTCATGACGAAGAATAACGTACAATGGTAGAAGAATACTATAGACTTTCTTAATTTCCATTCTTCACCATGTTTCAAACCTGCAATCAATCCAAAGATATAATTGACACCAAACACAATCAACATTGCGTACATGAAATCACGTATCGGGAAAAACAAGCTCAGCATTCCGCTGATGATTGAACATATCACGTATTTAAATTGCTCAAGGTAATTCATAGCAGAAAAAGTATTACTCCGACAAACGCACCCACCATGCCAGCAACTACATCTTTCCAGTCGAACTGCTCACCACGCAGGTAATAATCAACACTCTCCTTACCTGCCATCACAAAAAAAGCAGGAACTAATGATAACATAAGCCACGCATCAATAGAACGTAGCCCTTTGCAAGCTATCATTGCAACGATAAGTCCTGCAACAAAATGCAGATACTTATCGCTACCAATGGCAGCAAGTCTTGTGAAGACTTTGTAGACACAATCTAAAAAACTTTTCATATCACTATTTTATTTAATTAAACATCCATATTAGGTGCTGGTATAACAGCTGGTGGTTCGTCGCCATTCGATGGGTTGATTAGATTTCCACCACTATCAGAAGAGAAGTTATTTCCGCCTAATTCCGAAACATACGACTTAGCAACGACCGTGTCGTAATAAACTGACCGCACAGAGTAAGATATCTTTTGAGCTACAACCGCACCTCCACTTGTAGAGCCTATCTCGAACAGTCCACCATAAATCATTTCTCCAGTCTCTCCAATCTTCAGTGTGATCGGAGTTGTAGCTGCAACTATAGCCTTATCGTCGCCTGTGTACTGCTTTCCTAACTGTAAGGTTATATATTCATGTGACTTATCATCAAGCGTAGCAGTCAACTTAATATCACCACCGCCATAGGTATTCTGTTGAAAACCTCTATTGGTGATTCTCACAATGATATTAACACCGAGATAAGCCTTACCATCACGCTTGCTAACGAAGTATCTGCTGGCATTTATCAACTCCAGATCTACTCCATACTTATTCACTATACCACGATGATTAAGCATTATCTGCGGCTGTCCGAGTTCATTCGCAAGAATGATGTTCGGATACCCGTCAACTTCACCGAAGTAAATTGAACCGTGTTCACATCGCATACGTACACGAGAAGCATCAATCGTTCCATCTGAAGCTACGAACGCAACCTTACCCTCTGGAGTCTGAACCTTGAAGTTCTTTGCATTGACGGTGAAAGAGCTATTCTCACCATCCATGTGCATACCTACAGCTTCAAGACCAGTACGCAAGTCTTTCACAAAGGCGGAGATTGATTTACCACCAACATTAAACTCAGCCTCGAACTGTTTAGTAGTATAATGTTGTGCAGACTGCCAATCTTCGATGCTAAACTCTTCACCCTTTTTCTTTGGCTGAATGCAAACAAGCAAGTCGTTACGATACTTATCACCGAAGGTAGCGTTACTCCACTGATCGCCTGCATCGTATGGAGGAACTGGTATAGCTTGCACGAACACCCGACGCTTACCATCTGCTGTATCCTGCGCACGCTGTGCTGCTTCAAGAGACTTAAGCACATCAGCATCAGTTATCTCTTTCCAGGCAAAAGACCCATCTTGATTTTTCTCGAATGAGTATGAACGACCGCCACCTGTCTCGACGTACGAGCGATTGTAGTAGACATCATGCTCGTGCATTTCTTTCGTTTCGTCGTCCGTCCACTCATTAGCAGGTTCATTCGTCAATGAAGGAACAGCATCACCGAAGTAAAAGGTGATATTCCTGTCCGACTGTTGTAGAGCAGAACTAATACGTCCCTGCATAGACTCTAAGAAGTCTTGCAGACGGACATACTCGCTACGATTAGCAGGGTTCTCGACACGTATCTCGAAGTTCTGCTTATCAAACAAGAAGATAGGGCGAGGAAGTGTAAATGAATTGATGCCCTTTATAATCTTAAAGTACGGTGCGTCAGTGCCTGCTGCTGATTGTATGATAGCACTCTGTCTATCTTTATCAGTGAGGTTACCAAGCTGCACAACCTCGTCACCCACCTGTGGAACATCGCTACCGCTTGCGTAGTCATCTACATTCGTATTATCCGCGATGTCGACATAATCAGTACCAACAGCTTTAACACGCCTATGCCAGTAGTGATTAGACAGCTGACCGCCAGCATCTACCAAGTTGAATGTCTCGCACAGAGCAAGGTCATTCACTTGCATAGAATTATAGATTCTACGTCCGTCAGCATCTTCCTGACGGAAATAACATCTCCAGGCACCTACGATTCTCTCAATCTTAGAAACCACGAAACTACCAGCAGAGTTCACAATCTTACCCTTGATGTGTGAGGTCTTCATAATCTCAACCTCCTCTGCGGTGAGCTTACGATGCACGTGTAGATACTCTGCATCGAGATGCCAGTTCCCTTCTTCATCTTGGTAAATGGATATGCCAGACTCTCCACGCACCGACTTACCAAACACGATACCCTTCATAAAGGTAGTCAGTGAGTTAACGATGGAATCTTGGTCGGTGCGAACGATTTTCTCCCAGTCGACACTCTTAGGGTCAAGCGTGCGAGCAGACTTAGCT